CAGCACCTGAAACTGTTACGGTACTTGCAAAGGTAGCTGCACCTGTTCCTTTAAATGTACCACTTACCGATACATTACCAGCCACATCCAGTGTACTTCCTAGCCTTACTGCACCTGTACAGGTGGTTGGTGCTCCTATGGCTACATTACCGACAAGTACGGTATTACCACTTACACATACATCATCGTCAAACTCTACTTTACTTACAAACTGAGAAGTACCACTAACATATGCATTACCAACTATAGATATATTACCTACACAGACATTCCCACCTACACTGGAATCAACTCCTGTTAAGTTAGAACCATCTCCGTAGAAGGCACTTGCACATACTTTGGCATTGGCTGCTTGTACATTGGCACCAGCTATTGTTACTGTACCTCCGATACTTACATTTCCAGAAGCAGCTAAACTACCTACAACATCCAATCTTCCAGTTGCTTTTACTGCATTCGTAGCAACCATGAAACCAATATTGGTTCCATCTCCAGTTTGAAGTTGAGTAAGAGAAGCACTTACACCTCTATTAGTACTTACACCTAATTTTACAATCTGTTTATATGTATCAGATATTTGTCGTCCAGTTAATGTGCTCATATTGCTTGCCACCATCTATCTTCTGCATCCCAATCATTAGTAGCAGCTTCCCAATTAATTTGTCTGCCACCAGTATCAGGACGTGGGTTACGTATTACCGGGTTATCTCTCACATCAGGTACTTTGTTTAAAGGACTATTCTTCAGATCATATTGACCATCAAAATCCTGTGGGCATACCAGCATCCCATAACTATTTAATTTCATTAATCTATGTGGATAAACAAATCCACATGTATCACACATAGCCAGAGCATTTTTATTACTAGCCATTAAATATAACCTAATTTTGGTCTAAGAAATAGATTTGCTCTTTCTCTATCTTCATTCATTGCCGTAAGCAATAATTGTTCATAATTAGATTTTAACATTCCTATACGATCTGGTTCTGTACCGGGAGTTTTCATTGAAAGATAATAAGATAAACCACAAGTAAGTGGTGGAAGAAATCTTTTAGGCATATCTGCATTTTGACCAGCAGATCTATTAACATCTTCCAGTTCTCTTATACCTTCAATATTTAAAATATCAGTTGAATTTTCAGGAATAGGCCATAGATATATTGTAGGATTATCTCTATCTCTCTTTATGGTAAACTGAGTAGGTCTTCCCGTTTGTGTCTTATTAGGAACAATTTGATATTCTTCAAAGCTAATTCTTTGAAGTTGAATATCTGTACCATCTCTACGTAATACTACTTCCAATGCATCCAGTGTACTATCAGATAGTGCATAGGTAGTAGTACTTGTACTTACCGTTACCAGAGTTGTATAGGTAGACCAAAGAAGAATACCTCTGTTCTGCCAATCTTTTAACATAAGATTAATAGAACGACGAGCAGAAGCAGGAGTATGACCGAGAGTTTGCTCTCCCCCGATCATCTCCGTAGCTTCTTGGATCACCTCATCTATATCTAAGTTAAAGTTAAATGTTCCTGACGTTGCCATTTTAAACTATTTCTTCTTACCATGATCATGATGATGTTCACCCATGAAGAAGCCAACAACACCTGCTACACCACATGCAATCATGGCTACGGTTTGCCATGTACCGATTGGTGATAAAAGACCAATCATGGCAAGAATACCTGCCATTGCTGCATAGGATGAAGTTTCTCGAAATCTACATATAATATGATTCATTTTTTTTTCCTCCTTGTTTTAGCCTTTTTTAAAGACAATGTACTACCAACCTTTTTTTTTATAGCGGCTCCATGTTTGGACACCCAATTTTTATAAACATTAGGATGGTTTATTTTTAAAAAATCTCTTTGTGCTTTTGATTGAAACGGCATATTAAATCTTCTTATATCCTTTACCATAACCACGTAATGCGGCACCTACACCAATAGCACCACCTGCTTTACGTCTTACTATTCCACCACGTTTTCTTGCTCTAAGTCCCATAGCTTCTGCAATCTGTGGTATAGTTCCAGTAACAACTTCTTCACCTCGTTCTCTTTTTGGAAAATCACCTTCAATTAATTTAATAGCTGCTCTTTCATACCACTTTTCTGATTTACCGGGAAATTGTTCTTTTAATAGTACAACCGCTTGTTCATGTGCTTCTTTATAATCAGGTATATGCAAAGAACGTAATCGTGTATTTACTCCTCCTGCGACAGCCTGACCAGTAGTAGGATCTATTATAGCTGTACGTCCACCCCTTTCAGGAGGAGCAGGAAATATATCTGCTCTTCGTTCTCGTTCAGACTGTTGAAGTAATTTTGTTATCTCTCCTCGTCTTTGTCTTTCTGGAGAACCTTTTTTACCTCTTTTTGTTTTTCGTAAAGCAGATAATCTCTCCATTGGAGAACCCGTAGGTGAAGAAGGTGGTATTACTTTCTTTCTTTTAGTTTTAGCTTTTGCTGTAGTAGTAGCTTTAGGTTTCGGACCACGCCTTCTTTTTGGACGACCAACTTTTTTCTTAGTAGATTTTTCTACTTTCTTAGTAGATTTTTTTACTACATCTTCAACAACATCTTCAACAATACCTGCAACTGCTTTACCAAACTTATTTATTAATGGTTGTCCTAATTTTGTAATTGTCATAAGATTCTCCTACCGTTTTCGTACAGCACCACCACCACGAAGAGCTTTACCTATACCAATTCCTCCACCTGACTTACGCTTTACAGTACCACCAGATTTCTTAGCATATCCTTGTTTCTTTAATTTATTTAATTGAGCTTTTGATAAATACTCTGGTCCTAATTTATCATAAATTGTTCTAATATGCCATAATTCCACACCTGCACCAGTTGGGACTTTCTCAATATTTTTTACAGCAACTTTAGTTCGGGTATCTTTTTTAACTTTGGGTTCATCTTTAATTGGTCTAGCCATAATAACCTCCTATTTCACATGAATTATCGGTACACTAGCAGGATCAATTTTAAAAGGCTTACCCTTCTCATAACTCTCATCTGTTACTACAGCATGAGGAGTTCCTACTACATCTGGTCCTTTACGTGCAGCACCATAGCCTTGTCCAGTAGGCTTACCATTGATCTTTTCCAGATCTGGTGGACTTTTCAATAATGTATGCGGTCCCATATTACTCTCCTAATCATATAAGCTGGCGACTAATTTACCGCCATGATGGTTATCATAACTTTTCTTATTCTTCTTCTTATGGAGTTTACCTCCATGCATCTTCTTTACAGTTCCACCTTTAGACTTGGAAACTTTACCACCTGTTTTTTCTACAAGAATATCATCTAATGGTCCTAATTCTTCTCCTAATTTCCTAGATAGTCTTCGTTGTTGATTTCTTCGTCTAACAATTTCTGCTGAAGTTATTGCAGGTAGTTTCGCTGGAGATCCTCGTCCACCTTTATTCTCCGCCCTTGCTCTTTGTTGTGCTGTAAGATTTGCTTGACGATCAGGATCAATTTTTCTGACACCAGTACCCTTTTCTGCTTTTCTAGCTTCTGCAATTTGACGAACTATCTCTGCACTAGACGTTCCTTTTTCTCCTTCTTTTCGCTGAATACTTTGTATTGCAGATAATATAGGTGAAGCTAAAGTTTTTGTCTTTACTGGAGTAGTAGGAACAGAAATACCTCTTGGCTTTTCTGATTCAGCTTGTCTTGCTTTCCTACCTTTATCTGCTTTAGAGGCTGTTTCTTTCTGTAATCTTGCAATCCTATTCTTCCTAGCTTTTTCTTTTGCAGACTTTAACCTTATCTCTTCTGATGCTTTAGTACGTTCTGCTTTCTTCTTCCTATTTTTAGTTGCAGGATTTCGTATCATAGGTGCTTCACCAGAATACGGATTGCCGGGACGATATTTAGGATTTGGTATCCAATCACCGGGACGATTAATATTCCCTTGTGTTTTTCCCTTTGGTACATTTATATTACGTACATTTGTTCCCGTTTTTACATTTCGACCTGTACCACCACCAGCAGCTCTACTAATCTCTTTGGATATTTTAGTACGATTAACCATTATTGTGCTCCTTGTATTATCGGATTAGGACCACCCACTGGATTAAGAGGAGTCTCCATATCATCCTGTCTCATTCTACGAGATTGATTTCTAAGTGCGTCTATTGAATTTTGATAACTACTTTCCCATACTTGTACTACATCCCAACTCTTGGTAAACTTTGCAGACTCTATCATACAGGCATTGAATAATGCATTATAGGCAAACTCACTAAAATAATTGGAAGTTGTTGCAGATGTGCCTGTTGCTGATGAAAGTGAAATAGGTCTACGTGTATATTGTATTTCTCCTGTCAAGGCAGAAGTTGGAGTCGGTACTATATAAATAGCTGTATTATTCTTTCGTGCATAATAACGTGGTGTACCTACTGATGCACTGGCATAAGGCCAGTAATCTATGGCATACTCATAAGTTCTTTGTAAAAGTGGAGTAATAAGAGAAGATGTACTTGTAGTAAAACTTACATTTCTAACGACTAAAGAATCTACAGGAAGACTTACCGTGGGACTAGAGGCAGTAAATGTAAAGGAGGCAAAGTTATCCAGACCGGGATCATCAATCTCTTTTACCAGACGATCTTCAGCCTTCTCAACAAACTTTGGAATCTGATCCGCATACTCTGTTGAGTCATTCTCTGATGTATTAATTAAATCAGTTTTGAGAAACGCATAATTAGGCATAGGATATTATCCTAATATGGCAGTTACTGGTCCAGCGTCTGGTGCAGATACGGTTACTTTACCATAAATTGGTACACCAACTTCTCCGAAATAAGTATCAATTACTCCATTTGCCTGAATAGCTAATCGAATAGCTGTTCCCTGTGCAGTCTTATTTGTAATCTGCTGCTCACC